GCGCTGGCGCTCTGGCATGTTGGCAAGGCTGCGTAGGTATTCTGGCGCAAGGTTGGCCACGTTGTCGGCTGGGTTGATGGTCGTGTGGCGAAAGTCCTCCGCATGATCCGGGATTGGCTTGCCGTCTGACGGGTGCAGGCCGAGGACAAAGATTTGATAGGACCAGTGCGCCGCCGTGGTGGGGTTAAGGTCAACATACATGACCTGGCGCAGGGGCTTGCCGTTCACCTGCACAGCGACCTGGGCCAAGCGCGACTTGACCAATTCGAAGGCATCGAGAGCGATCTGGCTGGCTTCGTTCAGGTAGATGGTCGCGTATTCCTTGCCCAGAACCTTGTCTAGGCGGTCGCGGTCCTTCAGGCCAGCCAGCCATATTTGCGAACCGTTGGGCAGTTCGAAATATCCGTCCTTGTCACGCCACTTCATCGTCAGGCCGGGGAAAGCCAGTTCCACCACCTTGGGGATGGTTTCGTTTCCGATGGATTGCTTGGCGTCCACGCCGTCGTTGCGGAAGATAGCGTGCCGCGATCCTGGCGCTTTCAGGGCGCGGATGATGATGGAGTAGATGATGACAAACGTCTTGCCAGAGCGCGAACCGCCGTAGACCAGCATGTAACGCGCGCCCGTGGCGAAGATCGCCCGGACCTCTTTCTGCTTGTCGGTCAGGTCAAAGGTTGGCGTCATCGTCTTTGATATTGACGTTGAAATTGGTCTGTTCGACTTCCAGCTTTTCGCGCCAATCTTCCTTGAACCGATTTTTCATCTGGAAAATGTAGCTTGTCGCGTTGAAATTTGGCACTTCTCCAAACGTCGCCAATCGGCCTTTGCGTTCCCATTCGACCTGCGAAATCTGCAAGCCTCTTTTTACGGCGACGGAAAATTCTGGATGGATTTCCATCCATTCTCGGATTGTCTCGCGGTGAACATCGCAGGCTTCAGCCATTCCGGCCATTGTTTCGCCGTTTCTTCCTGCTTCAATTACGACTTCACAAAATGCTGGATCGTATTTGCTCGGGCGTCCTGCTGGCATGATTTCCCACCTTCATCTCGGGCGATGCGGCCCGGTCGCTGGGGCGCAGTTTAGCGCAAGGCTGAGGCAAAAGAAAGCCCGACACGAATGCCGGGCCAAGTCGAGGCAGGTGTCCAACAGGGGAGGTGTTGTGCGGCGATGATAGCGCAAAGCGCATGCTGTGGAAAGACCTATGCGAAGTTAGAACTTACACGCGAAGTTATCGTAGGCTCTAACTTCTGAAGCCTTTGGTTTTATTGGATAAAAGAACTAAGTTAGAAATTAGAAATATATATATATATACTACTGCTTGCCCATAGACCCCCTATAGGGGCATTTCTAGTGGTCGTAATATGTCTTATGAGGGGATTTTTTTCTAACTTCGTAAGATGGTCATTTTTTCTTGCAATATCAATGGCTTGCGATGTTATCGGACCCGATATCTTCAGCGATAACTTCTAACTTCGCGGCCACCAAACAAAAAACGCGCCCGAAGGCGCGCTGCTGGTAGCTGTTGATGCGTCGCGGCATAGCCACCATCAAACGATGACCCAGATGTCGGCCACCTTGCCCTTCCAAGCCTTCTTGCCGCGCTCTTTGCGGATCATCCCGGCGGCTTCCATCTTGGCAAGGATCGCTTCAAGCGCGGCGGGTTTGATCTTCATGCGATTGGCCAGGACGCTGGTGGACGCTCCTTTGTCGGGGTCGATGTAATTCACCACCCGCGCAGCGATGGCTTCCTCGGGGCGGTCCTTGCTGTTGTCGTTGGCAAAGACCAGCTTGATCTTGGCATCCAGTTCTGCGCGGACATAGGCGAAGGCCCAGCGCACATGCTCGGCTGTCCTGCGGCATCCTGGAATGGCGAGGATAAAGCTGATCTTTGCGACAATCTCATAAGATCGGCGGATCATCGCAACGGACGCCTCGCCGGTGTTCTCGCCCATTTCCTCGGCGTAGGAATGCAGCCACTTGCTGACCTTGCGGAGCATCTCGCTGGCGTCGTCGTCGGTGCGGACCAGTTCGCGGTCGCCGGAGTATTCGATGCGGCCACCGCTGTTCATCACGTCGAAATTGCCGCCGTGGAAAATCTGCGCCAGCTTCATGGCCAGACCTTCTGGCATCGGGCGCTTTCGGAAGGCGTCACGTTCTTCTGGGTTGTTGTCTGTCTCGGATACGATGATGGCGCGGCCAACGAAGCCCTGCGTGGCTGTTTCGCCGTCCATGATCTGGTCAAAGGTGCCGGGCGTGGTAAAGCCGACCACCGATAGGAACGGGCGGTCCAGGCCCTCGTCAATCATTCGCAGCATCCGCTGGGCGCGTGCGGCCTGATCCTCGCGGCCATCGTCCTCGGCCTTGGCGGCAATTGCGCCGTATAGCTTGCGGAGTTCGCGCTTGGTGTCGCCTTGCAGAAGCATCCGGCTGTTGGCCTTGGAATAGCCCGACATGATCGCGCCGAACACGCTTTCAAGGTAAGCCGCGCCACCACGGCGCTGGGCGTTGCGGACCTTGATGAGAAAGATCCCGATCTCGTCAATGATGTAATAGGCTGCCTGATGCTCGATCAGGTTCCGCATGATTTCCTGCTCGGACTTGATGCCGCCTTGCAGCGCGTAATGCACGCCCGCCGCAATGTGCAGATCTGTGGTGGCCTGCATAACGGCTTCCTTGCCGGTGGCGGATGCTGCCACGCAAAAGGCCAGGAGGTTGGCTGTCACGCCGTCGCGGGCATCTTCGTGGCGCAGGCCGCCGATGTTGCCAATGGCGGTGATGGCGGATGCCACGGCCAAGCGCCGGCGCGGGAAGCGACACTGGCTGTCGATCCATGCGGCCACGTCACCGACGAAGCCTGGCGGGGTCAGCAGATCTACGCCGTCGAGCTGGAATGGCGGTGGGAAACGGTCATTGCGCTCCGGGGCTTCTGGCGCTGGCGGTGCGAAGTCCTCGGCGCTGAAGTCGTCGGAATAGGTCTGCGCGGGCTGGGCGCCAAACTTCGCGCCGTTATAGCCTGCTTCAAAGTCTGCGAAATCATCCGCGCTCATCTGTTTGTTCCTTTATCCACTTTGCAAACGCCGCCTGTTCGCCGGGCGACATGCGCTTAAACAACGCGCCAGCCAAGCGCTTGATTTGCCGAGAGGCGAACATGGCATGACCGCTGCTGATGCCACCCAGCCGGTCGATGGCGGCCAAGGCGTAACATTCCAACTCAGCCGGGTGCGCCGTCTCAGCCCAGAAGCGTGCGTCTTCGCGGGCGGCACCATCAATGAGCGGCAGGACGGGCAGGCCGGCCTGATTGATTTGCAGCCAGTCATAGCAGGCCCAGGCCACGGCTTCGTGGTCTTGCTTTGCGAAAGCGCCGAGGTGGGTCAGGCATTGCTCCACGATGTAATCAGGCACGCGCGGCAGATCGACCTGCGCCGGGCGGGCAGGCGCTGGCTTTGGCTTTTCAGCGACGGGTGCATCTCGCGTTGGTGCCGGGAAATCCCAGTCCATGTCAGCAGTCCATTGCGGTGAAGTAATCCGACAGGCTTTGCAGCGTCCGATGCGTCGGGTTGTCATTCTTGCCATCTCGAATAGCGGCCAGGGTGTTGCGGTGAACGCCGGTGGCGCTCGACACAATATCTAGTCGGCGGTCCGCCAGCAGGCGCTTGATCTCGTTAAGTGTCAGCACGTCATGCTCTCCTTTTTTGTGCATCATGCCCTATTGACATGCCACGGCGCAATATGCAATGTCAACAGGCGGGATTTGGAGCGTGACCCGCCACGCAAGGCACAAGGTGCCAAACAAGAAAGGAACGATCCATGTCAATCATGGAGTTAGCGCGCAAGCCGGTTGATCGGCCTGTTATTGTAACTATTTGCGGCGATGCTGGGCGAGGCAAGACGAGCCTTGCGGCGGCATTCCCGAAGCCGATCTTCATCCGCGCCGAGGATGGGATGCAGGCGATCCCGGCAGGCAATCGCCCGGACGCTTTCCCGCTGCTGCAAAAGGCTGCTGACCTTTGGGAACAGATCACGGCCATCATCCACGAACCGCACGAATACCAGACGCTGGTGATCGACAGCGTGACCGCCCTTGAGCGGCTGTTCGTGGCGGATGTTCTGGCGCAAGATCCGAAGGCCAAGAGCATCAACCAAGCCCTTGGTGGATACGGCGCAGGCACGGCTGCGGTTTCGGCTATGCACCAGCGGGTTCGCAAGGGCGCTGGGCTGGCGAATGAAAAGCGCGGGATGCACGTTGTGTTTGTCGCGCACGCCGATGTCGAAACGCTGAAGCTGCCAGACGTTGACGATTACATGCGCTGGACGCTGCGCCTGCCACCGAAGTCGCAGCCGCCTTACACGGACGACGTTGATGTCGTGGGTTTCCTGCGTTTGGTCACATACACCAAGGGCGACGAGGGCGACCGCAAGAAGGCGATCAGCACGGGCGATCTGGAAATGGTTGTCCACGCCACGGCGGCCAACGTGTCCAAGAACCGCTACGGCATCACCGATCCGCTGGAATACCACCTCGGCCAAAACCCGCTGGCCCGCGTCATCCCGTCTTTGGGCGGCGCTGCACCTGCACAAACCAAAACCATCAACGAAGGGGAAGCATGATGTCTTTCTGGGATCTCTCAACCGGCGACACCGCCGCAAACACTGGCACTGAATATGAGGTGCCTTCGGGCAACATCGAACCGATCCCGGCGGGGTCGTCGGTGCTGGCCATGATCGATGAGATCAAATGGGACCGCAAACTGTCGGGCGAGGAGTTTATCTCGGCGCGCTGGACGGTGCTTGCACCCGAGGAATACAAGAACCGCAAGGTGTTTCACAAGCTGTGGGTCACTGACGCAGACCCTGGCGCGAAGGACGAGGCGGCTGCCAAGAACAAGCGCGACAAGGCACGCAAGATGCTGGCGGCCATTGATGCCAACGCGGGCGGCAAGCTGACCGCAAAGCCGGGCATTCCGACGACCGATGATCTGGTGATGGCGCTGACCAACAAGCCGATGGTCTGCACGATCATGACGTGGTCGATGCCTGACACGCGCAACGGCGGCATGATGCACGGCAATTGGGTTTCTGCGGTGGCTTCCAAGGCATCAAAGGACATCCACATTGCGGAAGCCAAGCCTCTGCCGGCAGGCGGGTCTGGCATGGCGTCAGGATCGCGTGATGACTTCGGCGCAGGCGCTGCCGGTGGCAGCTATCGCGCGCCGGTGATGGATGACGAAATCCCGTTCGCTCCGCAGTTCCTGTGATGTGAACGGATCGCCCAGCGCCGTGAAGGTTGGAGCCGATTACCCTGAGCATTCAGAGGCGCGGCGCTGGGCAAACAAACTTTAACCGATTGGAGCCGGAAATGGAACAACGCAGTCTAGCATGGTTTGAGGCACGGGCAGGGCGGATCACAGCATCAATCGTTGGCGCGATCTTGGGCAATGCGCCCTATGCCACACGCGATGACATCATGCGCCGCTTGGTGCGCGCGTATCACGGGGCGCCCGAAGAATTTGAGGGCAACATCGCCACCGAATACGGAACGCGCAACGAGGCAGGCGCTCTGACCGAATACATCATGGAAACGGGCAACGAGGTCGAACAGATCGGCTTTGTGAATTACGAGCATTGGGCCGGGTGCAGCCCGGACGGGCTGATCGGCGAAGATGGCGGGCTTGAGATCAAATGCCCGTTTGGCCTTCGTAAAGACGAGGAGCCAGTGTTCAAGCCGCTGAAGGAACAGCGGCACTATTACGACCAGATCCAGTTTTCGCTCTGGGTCACGGGGCGCAAGTGGTGGGATTTCTATCAATGGTCCCCCAACGGCACGATGCTGGAACGTGTCGAGGTTGATGAGATGTGGCAGGCGTTTTCGCTGCCAAACCTGCGCCAGTTTCATGCCGAGTACGTTGACGAGCGCAAGACGCCAGACGTTCACCTTGAGCCAAAGCGCCCGATCATCGACACGCCAGAGGCGCACCGCATCATGGCCGAATATGACCAGATCTGCGAGGCGCTGGATCGAGCCGAGGAGCGCAAGAAGGAATTGATTGCCGACATGGTGAAGATCGCAGGCGAGAAGAACGTGGTTTTCGCCGGGCGCAAGCTGACCAAAACTGAAAAGGCGGGCGCGATTGCCTATGCCAAAGCGGTCAAGGCGCTTCTGCCCGATGCCGATCTCGAACCGTATCGCGGCAAGCCGTCAAGCTATTGGGGGGTCAGATGACCCTCCGCCCATATCAGGCTGACGCGGCCCAGGCTGCACTGGATTGGATGAAGCGCAGCACAGCGCCGTTCATCATCGATGCCGCCACGGGCGCGGGCAAGTCGCACATCATTGCGGAGATTGCGGCGGTCATTCACCGCATGACGGGCAAGCGCGTGCTGTGCCTTGCGCCGAGCGCCGAGTTGGTCACGCAGAACCGCGACAAGTTTCTGGCGACGGGAAACCGCGCCAGCATGTTCTCAGCATCGGCGGGCGCAAAGGAACTACGGCACCCGGTGGTGTTTGGATCACCGCTGACCGTGAAAAACCGCGTTAGCCGGTTCAAGGATCACTATGCGCTGGTGATCCTGGACGAGGCGCACGGCATCACGCCAACGGTGCGCGAGATCATCGAAGCGATGCGGGATGGCAACCCGAACCTGCGCGTCTGCGGGCTGACGGCCACGCCTTACCGTTTAGGGTCAGGATGGATCTTCCGAGAGCATGAAAGCGGCAGAATTAACGGAGAAGATAACGCGCGCGATCCATACTTTGCCAAGTGCGTCTACAAAATAGACGCGCGGTCTCTGATTGAGATGGGGTTCCTGACGCCGCCGGTGATCGGCCAGATCAATGCCAGCGGATACGACACCAGCGGGCTGGCGCTGAACAGCCGGGGCCAGTTTGATGCCGACGCGGTGGATCGCGCCTATCACGGCCACGGGCGCAAGACGGCGGCCATCGTGGGCGATGTCGTGGCGCAGGCGCAGGATCGCCGGGGCGTGATGTTCTTCGCGGCCACAGTGAAGCACGCGCATGAAATCATGGCCAGCCTTCCGCCGGAAATGTCCGAGATCGTTACGGGCGAAACGCCGAAGGGCAAGCGCGACGACATCCTGCGGCGGTTCAAGGCGCAGCAGATCAAATATCTGGTCAATGTGTCGGTGCTGACGACCGGGTTCGATGCCAGCCACGTCGATCTGATCGCCATCCTTCGCAAGACCGAAAGCGTTGGCCTGCTGCAACAGATCATTGGGCGCGGGCTTCGCTTGCATCAAGGCAAGACCGACTGCTTGGTGCTGGACTACACCACGAACCTTGACGACCATTGTCCTGACGGCGATCTGTTCGCGCCGGTGGTGAAGGCTGGGAAAGCTGCTGCCGGCGGTGGCGGGCTGACCTGCGTCTGCCCATCGTGCCAATACGAAAACAGCTTCAGCGCCAACGTGCAATATCTGGGATACCAGAAAGACGAGGCGGGCTATGTTCTGGATCTGGACGGGCGACAGATCATGTCCGACTTCGGCCCGATCTCAGGCCACCACGGGCGGCGCTGCATGGGGCTTGTGCAGGCTGGCAAGCGCGGAGAATACGAGCGTTGCGGTTATCGCTGGACCTACAAGGAATGCCCGCATTGTGCGGCAGACAACGACATCGCGGCCCGGTATTGCGTGACATGCAAGGGCGAGATTGTTGACCCCAACGAAAAGCTGGTGGCCGATTTCAAGGCGCTGAAGAAAGACCCAACGCGCACGCAGACGGACAAGGTTGTGAGCATGTCCTGCGCGCCAGGCATCAGCCGATCAGGAAACCGCACGATGCGCGTGGAATGGGTCACGCCATATCGGCAATTTGCCACCTGGTTCTTGCCAGACGCGCCGCATGTTCGCGGGCAGGTGGCGTGGAGTTCATTTGACCGAGTTACGGACGGCGGAAAGGTTGCGCCGTCAACCGTGACTTATGCGAAGAACGCAGAGACGGGCTTTTTTGACATCAAGGCATATAATCGGCCAGCCGATGAGGCGCCGAACGCCAAGCCCGAACCGGAACCCGAATGGGACCCTTTTGATGAGGTAGATCAACATGCGGCTGAGTGACTTCCAAGACATCGCCCAGCGTGGCGTGGTGACGTTTGGCGATCTGGAGTATCGCGGCAAGTGCGCGACAGAGGCGCAAGAGCAGATCACGTTTTTCGCGCGATTGCGGCGCGAGTATGGGGCGACCTGGGGCGCGCTGGCCATCCACCCACGAAACGAAGGCTTGCGCGCTGGCGGGCAGCTTGGCGCGATTGCAAGGCACAAGGCCGAGGGCATGGTGTCAGGGGCTGCCGACATCATCATTCCTGGGCGGGTGACGTTTGTCTGCGAATTGAAGCGCCGCGATCCGACGCAAGGGCGCTGGCAGGACGGGCAGCGCGAGTATCTTGAGGCGGCTGCGAAAGCTGGGGCGTTTTCCTGCGTGGCGTTAGGCTGTGACGCCGCGTGGCAGGCGCTGCACGCTTGGGTCGCGGCCAGCGACTAGGCCAGCTTGCGCCCGTAAAAGACTTCCAATTCGGAAAGGCGCTTTTGAATGTCAGAGCGGGCGGCCTCATCAAGCCGCCCTTCTTTGTGCAGTTGCAGCATATAGCCTTTAAGCTCTATTACGCTGATGATCGTGGCGACCTTCTGCGCGTGCGAAGGTTCCTGCCCGCCCGCCGAAGCGCGCAGGCATTCCCATTCGGCTTTTGATCGTTCAACCCTCACCCGTCGCGATCTCGCCGCCGCAGGCCAGATAGCCGCAGCCGTCCACCCAATTGTCGGCGTGTCCTGGGTTGGCCTTGGCGCGTGCCAGCTTCATCAGGGTCATCATGATGGCAACATCTTCTGGACCGATGCCGGCGTCGAGGTGCGCAGACCAGTAACACGCGATCAGACCGAAGTTGCTTTCGGCGTCACCGTGCGTGTCGGCGCGGTCTTTGGTGACGTATTGCTTGGCGGTGTCGAGGATCTCGCTGCGGTTCACGACATTGCTCCTTCTGCGATCCATTCTTCTTCGAACCGCAAATCCTCGATCCCGGTGATGTCTGCCAGGCGGTGGCGGTAGACTGCGGACGGCACGACGCGGCCTGTCATCCAGCGGGAAAGGCTGGAGTTGGCGACCGGCACTTTTCTTGCGAGCCAGCCAAGTTTGCGCCCGTCCTGCGCGCACCATAGCCGGATTTTAGTTTGAGCCATCATTGGCGCTCTCCTGTGTTTCGGTGGTTTAGGCTTATGGTGTAAAAAAAGTTGCGTCAAGTGCAATTATTTAGTTGCACGGGTCGCTGTATCGTGTAGGGTGTCAATACGAACTAGCAAACAAGGATGACTAAAATGACCAACTGGACCGAAAATCTTTCAAACCACCAAGTACAAACAGTGCGCCGCACTTTGGCTCAGGAACTGAGAATAGCAGACCATGTTCAATCTAGCCGCAGCACCATTGATGGTTGGGCAACGGTCGATGTCTTTATTGGTCGACGCTGCTACACCGTAACCATTGGCCCAAAGGGCGGTCTGAAATCAAAAGAAACAAATTTCGCCGCATGACCCTCTTCGACCACCTCGACCTGCTGGGGATCATCCCCCGGCAGGCCCCGCCGAAGCCCGCCCCACAGCCCGCAGCCTACGCGCCGCCACAGTGGAAACCAACTTACCAAGGCGAAGAGCCGCCGTTTTAAGGAGAACACCATGACCAAGACCGTAACCCTCACGCTGGAGCAGGCCGCGACCGCGCTTGAGTGCGTCTGCAACGACATCGAATACAGCAAGCACGGCGAGATGCCGGACTACGACGACATCGAAGCCCTGACGTTTTACCTGCGCCGCGCCGAGTTGGCCCAGCGCCTGAACACCGCCATCGCCAACGCCCTGAAGGAGATTTGACATGCGTATCAGAGACATCCTCGCCGACCTGATCGCCTGCATCGCAATCTTCGCCATCGGCTATGGCCTGATGCTGATTGGCCTTGGGATGGGGTGGATCTGATGGCCGTCAAACTTGGAGCAATGGACACGCACATCGTGCTGACCGCCCTGTGGGATTATCGGGAGACGCTGACCGATTTCGATGAAGCGCCGCCGAACCCGCAGATTGATGAGAAGATCCAGCGCGTTGATCGCCTCATAAAGCACTATAAGCAATCGTACTTCGCACTGGATAGATTGGGGATCATGTGATGACCGAAGCAGACAAACTCCGCGACTACATCGCCCACAAGCAGGGGCAGATCGATCACCTCATCGACAAGTGGGGTGACGGAGTGCGCCCTGCGTGGGTGGGAGAAGAAATAGGTATTTTGATGCACTACCAACGTGACGCCGAAGACCAACTCAAGCAACTGGAACAGAACAATGCAGCAAACAATCCTACTAACTAACCAACTCGCCACAGGATCGGCCTTTGCGCTGACCGAAGGCTCTAACGAGAACGTGTTCATCCCGTCGAAGGTCATGCTCGAAAAGAGCGTGCGTGTCGGCCAGAAGGTGCAGGCCATCGTCGTGCCGAACATGACCCGGCCAGACCGCACGCCTTGGCTGGCCGTGAGCATCTTGGAAGCCGAGCCTGTATCACGGGACGATACGCTGGCCGCCTTCATCTTGGGCAACCTGCAAGCTGATGGCCGCGCCACAGTCGAGGAGATCGCGGAGGACATGAACATGTCGGACGCCGTCGTGGCAGCCACGCTGGCCGAGATGGTTGCAGATGGCCGCGTGGTGCGGCTGACCTGCTACGACCTGCCGGAGGAGGACGCATGATGTTTTTCCGTAAGAAACCAGAAACCATGCCCGTGCGGGACGTGCAGTCCGAGGCGGTGGCGGCGATCATTCAAGGCGCAGCGATCCTGCCCAGCAAGCGACTGACCAACGCGATCTACACGGCGCTGCTGGACAACCGCGTGTCGGTGGAGGAGTTGGACGATCTGGCAAACAGGATCAGCCGCCTTGCGTGGCAGAGGGGGCGCAGATGACTGACGACGAAGAACTGATCGCACGGCTGCGGTCAAAGATCATCATTCATACCGATGCCGCCGTCTGGATGTTAGAAGCCGCCGGTCGCCTTGATGTCTTGGATGGTGAGCGGGATGAGGCTGATGACCTTGCCAAGGCTGCATTTGCGGACGGGGCGTCGAACAACATCAGGCTGGCTGAGACATCATACCGCGTTAAGTGGCTTGAAGCCAAGCTGGCGAAGGCGGTGGAGGCTTTGCAGTGGTGTGCAATGTATGGAGACGGAGATGTAGCCCGCGCCACCCTCGCAGAGATCAAAGGAGAGAGCCATGACTGACGAAGAACTGATCGCAATGGCACGTCTGGCGCAGCGCGATGAACGCATGTCCACAGGTGCCTTGTATGGAGATCTGGCCGACCGCATTGAGGCGCTGCTGGAGCAGTGCGAGGGGTTGGCGCAGGTTGTCGATTACAACTGGGTAAAGCATCAGAGGGTGATTGCAGCAGAAGCCAAGCTGGCGAAGGCGGTGGAGGCGCTGCGGGAAATTGAAGCTGACTGTGACGCAGATTATCCGCCTTCACACGGGGCCATCAAACACGCCATCCGCGCCGTGCTGGCTGAACTGGAGGGGGAAGGATGAACGCGCCAAAACGTATTTGGGTAGATAGTTGTAAAGATGTTGATGGTAACCCTGAGTGGGACACGGGTGCATGGGGCCACGAGCAGCAAGAAGGCGATGAGGAGTATGTTCGCGCCGATCTTTTCGACAAGGCGATGGAGGCTTTGCGAGAGATTGCAGACCCCATCAGTCTTTCTCAAGGAAACGTAAACGCAGAAATTGCCCGCGCCACTTTAGAAGAGATCAACGGAAAGCGACTGATGAAGCCCTGCCCTAAGTGCGGCCAACAGCCGACTGTGACCATCCGCGCGCCAGAGGCTTACGAGTTTGTTGGCTCCTGCCGCATCCACTGCTGCGACCACTACGTCTGTGCCGATGGTATGGCCGATGCCATAGAAGCATGGGAGCAAGAGCCGAGGCCGATCTACATAGGGGAGATCATCTCGCTATGACCCGCACCCGGCACGACACATCGCCCCAAGCACAGGCCATCCGCGCCGCTGGCTTTGTGCGCGTGCCGGGAGGCATGTGGTGTAAACCCGAGCAACTGGAGTTGATCCTGTATATGCTTCAGCAAAATCTAGACGAAATAAACGCAATAAAGGACCGATACGATGGCACCACCACGTCGTCACATTACTAAAGACATGCTCATAGCTTGCCGTGAAAAGGGCTGGCATCTGACCCTTGCGGCTGCTCACCTAGAAATGCACCGATCCAGCGTTGCCGCGGCCTGTGAGCGTTTCGGCATCGTGCTGCCCATGCACCAGTTCTCGCCGCAACGTGTCAGCCCGAAGAGCAAGGTGTGGGTTGACGTGATCGACGGCGAGACCAAACCCAAGATCAAGCTGTCGGCCAGCCCGTCTGCCATCCAGCGCGCTCTTGACGACATCGAGCGCGAAAAGCGGTTGCGGGCCGCAGGCTGACCCGATAACTTGAATTGCGAGGGGGCGCAGCACATAGCTTTGTGTTGGTCGATAACCATGTTCGCGCTACGGCTCGGTTTAACCCATAGCGCCCCCTCGCGATCTCAAAAATGAAAATGCCCAGCGCATGGCCGAGCATTCCCAGTTTAGGGTCGATCAGCCGAGCAGCTTGGCCAGCGTCTTCGGACCCGCTACACCATCAGCCGTCAGCCCGTTGGCAGCCTGCCACTTCTTCAGCGCAGCCTCTGTGCCAGGGCCGAAATCGCCGTCAGCCGTCAGACCCAGCTTGGCCTGCATCTTCTTGACGTCGTCACCCTTAGATCCACGACGCAGGACGCCGCCAGAGGCCGCAGGAGCGGCGGCAGGGGCAGATGCAGTGATCTTGCCACCCAAGGCTGCCATCGCCTTAGCATAGCGCGCCTGACGGTCTGCAAGGCCGATGTCGCCGCCATTGATCTTCTTGGTCAGCGCAGCCACGTTCCCGGTGTCCGCGATGGCATTCAGCTTGTTGGTGTTCCAGAACCACAGAGCCGACGCCAGCGCGCCTTCCTTGGTCTCCACCCACACGGCGGCTTCTTCAGCCGTCATGTTGTAGTCTTTGGCAAAGCGGGTGTAGTTGTCCCGCCCGGTGAGCTGCTTCAGCCCACGGCCACGGAAACGCCAGCCATCGCCGGGCTGGGTGTTGCCCAGCTTTGAGGTGCGGAACTCATCCATGTAGACATAGTTGGCGATCTTCTCAGGGTTCTTGGCATACTCGGCGGCATTGCGTTTGCCGGGTCCGAAGTAGCGCGGGAAGACCTTGTTCAGCGTTTCCTCGCGGTAGTTCAGGTTCTCGGACAGGGCGCAAAAATCTTGGCTCTCATGGGCGCATTGGCTGGTAAATCCAGCAATACGCTCTGGTGTCGTAATGCCGTACTTAGGCAGCGCCTTGTTCAGTTCCTCGCACCAAGCCTCAACCTCTTTGTTGGTCGGGATCATGGCACGCAGTTGGTCAACGGTCAGCAGGCTCATTTCTTCAAGACCTTCTTAATCTTTCCAACTTGGCCCAAAAGGCCGCCCACGTTGCCAGTGGCGGCGGCCTTGATGGCGTTCTCCACAGGATCAGGCAGATCCACCTTCGACAGCACCGCATCCACGGCCTTCTCCTTAGCCTTGCGGCCAATCATCATTCCGACCATCTTCCCGATCATTCTTGCGGCTCCTGCGGTTCGTCGCGTTTGCGGTTGTTGCCTGCGGCCATCACGCCGCCCAAGGCCCCAGTAATAAAGCTGGCGATGGGGGTGAGGATGGAGAACAGTGCGCGGTCGTTTTCTGAACTCTCACCCAGAGGTTGGGTCACGAATACCAGCGAATACAGGATGATGAAAATGCTTCCCCCGAGGATTAAGGTCAGGGAGACACCCACGAAGTATCGCAGCTTGGCTTCCAGAAAATCAGGATCGTTCTTACTCATGGCGCAGCCCCTCCCGTCAGATCAGTGGCGCAGTTTTTGGTACGAAGGCAGACAGGTGGCGTGCATTCTATCGCAGACCAGTTTGCAGGATCTTGGCAGGGATAGCGGTAGAACCCATCTCCGCTGAAATAGAATACCAATGCAATACCAATTGCAAAGGCAGGCCACACCCAATGCTCCAGCACCATCACCACCTCCCCAGATAGACGCCCCAGAAGTACAGGCCGACGCCCGCGAGGACGATTGTCACCGCGATAATACCCGTCCAGAGCGCAGCCTCAATCAGCCCCTCAATAAGTTCGCGTCGGCGGTAAACCTGCTCACGCTGCTGTTCGCGCACCCTGCGCTCAATGGCCTGAAACTCTAGCCAGGCGTCGTTCCCATAGCTGTAGCTGATGAGCTGCCGGAGTTCTTTGCGTTGCTGTTCGCACTGCTTTTGCGCGGCAAAGATGTCGATGGCGCTTTTCTGCGTGTCGCCGCCGAACAGTGTTTTGAATATGCCCGGCGGCTCGTTGGCCTTGTCTGCTGCATAGGCGATGTCAGAGACAGCCTTGCCCCATTCCGAAAGCTGGGCCGCCATGTCCTGTATCTCGCGGCCAGCGGCGATGCCCTGCTTCAGCAGGCCGAAAGCCTTGCTGCCGACGGAGATGGCCATGCCAATGCTAACGGGGTCGAACATCACAGGCTCCAGAACGGCGGACACGGGAAGAGCGGATGAACCGCCAGTGCTATGTCGGCACTATACCTGCAAATCTTGACAAATGCCATGCGCCCGTCGATCCAAAGGTGGGTGTAGGCCACCCAGATCAACGGCACGCTCACTTTCTCAAAGCGGCTTCAATACCGTCCAGCTTTTCGAACACGCGCTTGAAACTCTCACGCAGTTCTTTGAACTCCCGGTCGTGGGCTTCTTTGTTCGCTTCGTGGACGGCAGAAAGAACGGCCAGCTTTGTGGCGTGGTCTTGCTGTGTGCGGTACATCCACAACACAAAAGCCGCGACCGGCGCGACGACCCACTGCATGATTGCTTCCAGCACTTCCATCTCAGTCTCCACGCACGTTTATTTCAAATTGAACTGCTGCAAGATAGCATAAGGATCGTATGCCGCCAGTGCATCCGACTGCGTGCTGCGCAGTTGTGGAAGCCGGAACATAGGCATCTGGGCCGTCGAGGCGATGCCGTAATCCTCGCCGGCAGGCTGGCCCATCGCCAGCGGCAGGTTGGCCGACCGACCATTGAAGGCCCGATCAGCGGCGCCCGTGCCGAGGATCTTGCTGACGTAATTCTGCGTTTCTTCAAACGGTGGGACGCCACCGTATTTGCGCACATTGCCGGGGCCGGCATTGTAACCTGCCAAGGCCAGACGCGGGTCTCCAAACTCGTCAAACATCATTTTCAGATACCGCGCACCGCCGCGCAAGTTTTGCTCAGGGTCCATAGGATCAACACCGAGATCCGCCGCCGTGCCTGGCATCAACTGCGCCAGACCTAACGCGCCGGCAGATGACACCGCGTCTTGGTTAAAGCTGCTTTCCTGCTGGATCAGACGCAAGAACAGATCGGGGTCAACACCCTCCTCGATGGCTATCTGCCTGGCCATCTCGATGTAGTTCATGGTCACTTCCCCTTATTGCGGGCCGAGATCGCCTTGGCCTTTTTCTTGGCGTCGGCTTTACTGGATGCGCCCCATGCCTTCAAAGACAGCAGCAGGCGCGTGGGTTCGCCGTCCTTATACTCAGGCCCCGGCATGTTGCCCATACGCGCCAGAAACGAAGCCCGGCGCGGGTTGTCGCCGGACTTCACTGGGGCTTTGAGGTTCATGCCCTCAGCCTTCGCAGACGCGCGCCCCTTGGCGTTCAAGCCGCCCTTGGGGTTCTTGCCTTCTTTGCGCGTCCAGGCTGGCGTCTTGGCCATCACTTGCCCTTTTTCTTCGGCTTGGCCGTCACGGCAGAGGCTCTGAAAGCCGCCGCCGTGGGTGCGCCTTTGGTGCCAGGCTTGCGCATCTTCTCGCCAGATCCGGCTTTGATGCGCGCGCGTTTAGCAGCGATGTTGCTGTACAAACCCTTGGCCATATCAGTAACGCGGCGGCCAGTTGTCGTAACCGTTCAGCGTGATCGTAACAGATCCAGCCGAATAGTTCCCGGTTTTGATCCCTGCGCGGTAAAAGTTTTTCATCGGATCGTAGCCGACTTCTTCGGCAGATACGCTTACCCATGTGTCAACGTCGCGCCAGACGGTGCCGTCGGTGGAGCGTTGCGCCGTCACGGTGCCGCTGAACGCCGGCGAGGTGCTGGCCGCGATGGAGATGTTGAAGTCTCCGATGATGAGAACCGCATCCGTGAAGGTGTTTTCAGCAGATAGCGTCTTGGTCGTTGCTGGCATGTCTGCCTCCTTTATTGGATGACCGGCTTGAAGATCAGGTTGAAGGCGCTGCGAAACACCGGGTATGGGATGGAAAGAAAGTTCCAGCCGTCGTTGTTCCCATCATCGATGTTTCTGCGGTTTGTAAAGGCGTTCCAAGTCGCGCCGCCGGTCGCCTTGATGTCTTGGATGGTGAGGTAGGAAGCATTCACAACGCCACCTACTTCCAACAAGGTTGCCTGCGATCCAGCGACGGTTGAACTCAGGAATTTCTGTTCTGTGCCAGCTGTTGCAAAAGCACCGACTGTGCTAGTGACGCCGTTCTTAAACCTGACTGTTCCTGCAATTATGGTGAAGGCGCGAGTTGAGCCTTGCGTGAACGCATCTGCAAAGTTGAAGGTGCCACCAGTTGCTAGAGCAGGAAGGCGAATTGGACGATCAATGGCAACACCGTTTGTCGTGATCGTTCTGCTCGCCGATCCTGTGAGATCGATAGTGGCGGTGCCAGCGGAAAGCGACATGGTTGAGGATAGCGTTACGTTGCCAGTAAAATGCAAAGCAAGCGTGTTCGCAAGCTGACCAGAAAAGCCTGAGCAGTTCAGGTTGTTTATGTGAGTATTTCCCGCAAGGGTAAATGTTCCAGAACCTGCTGTGATGTTGACGTTGATGTTGCGGGCAAAATCTGTCGTAAAGCCAATTCCAACTATGCGGGAGTTTGCCCCGGAATAAGTAAAATTCACAGTCGGGATGGCAAGGAAAATAGCAGTCGTGCCGCCTGTCCAAAGCTGGCTGGCTCCTTCGCCAACGATGTTGATCTGAAATGTAGATGGCTGGAACGAGCCAGTGTAGCCCGTCCACAGGCACCGCAGAAGAGTGACTGTTTCTCCAAGGGTTACAATTCCGGTTCCAGAGTTTGCGTCAAAGACAGCAACGTCTGCAGCATTCGGAGCGGACGCACCAGAAGCGCCGCCGGATGTGGCCGACCAGTTAGCAGTGCTGGATGCGTCCCATGTGCCGGAGCCGCCAACCCAAAATCTGTTTGCCATTGTCAGCCCCTCTGCATGATGATCCAGTTGGTGCCGTCAGAGATCAACTCTGCCCACGCACCATCCACCGCAGGAAGGATCGCAGTCCCTGCCACACTGTCGTCAATCGGGACCACATCCGATGCAGCGCTATCGACAGTCTGCGCCTGAATGTTTTTGAAATTAAGAGTGCGCCCCGGAAAGGAACCCGGCGCAGGCATGTTGACCACCTGTGCCGCCCCTCTGTTGAAGATAAAGTATTGACCACGACCAATGGTTGCTGGCGATCCAGTGAAGGTCACAGGCGCAATCAGAGCATCGTCAGTGTCCACGTTGATGTCGCTTGTCGTGCCATTAATCGTGAACGGCTGAGACACGTTTCTGTAAACATTCCCGCCGATGCGGGCGTTGTCAATCGAGCCTAAGCCGCCGCGCAGGTAGATACCAGACGCGCCAGTGTCGATGATGTTGCCACCGATATTCACGTCAGAGATCGTTGCGCCAGACCCTGTGTTGTAGAGGTAAATCCCAACATCAGAACCCGAAGCCATGAAGTTGTTGTTGGAGATATTGACCTTTTCAAGCGAAGAATTGGCACCTAGCATTTCGAGATAGCATACAGGCGCATCAGCAGGCTCTGCGCTGATGTTGTTTGCAATCACCACATTTTTCATAGACCCATTAGGCCGATCCATCCTCAACCGAACATGGAAAAACCCATTGAGCGCAGACTGTCCACCGCCGAATGAGTTGCCGATGATCTGGACGCCCTCAATGTTGTCAGGCCCATATAGATCATCCGAATAAACATAGATGCCAGACATGCTTGTTGTGGTTGGGGCAAGATAGCCTTCATCATCCATGATGACGGTGTTGCCGATAACTTTAACCGTTGTTGGCGTCCCGTCACCGATCAGCATATTGAACGAAATGCCGACGCCCTTCGCGCCAATGATCGTGTTGTTGGTGCAGGTGCTGTGCGCCCCCTGCATGATCAAGCCATCATGGTTTGATGTGCCCGCCCGATCTGACGACATGGAGATCATGTTGTTGCTGAAGGTGGTGAACATGCCAGCGGCATGGCTATCAAGGCCAGCGTCCTTAGACGACATCACCTGACAGCCATCTACAAGCGTGAACATGTTGATACCGTCGTTGTCGCCAACAGTCACATAGTGGCGGGTGTCCTCGCCAAAGCCGTTGACCACCGAGCAAGCATATGAGCCGCCCCAGATGCCGATGCCATAAGCATTCCCAGCATTGCGGGCCGCAAAGACAGAAACCTTGTCCGCAATGGACTTGTAGCAGCGAAAGAAGCCAAGGGCCGTGTAGTCGAAATATTCAAATCGGCAGCTTTCAACGCGGCAATCTTCGCCATACTGGATGTATAGCGCGTTTTGCGCCTGCGTGAGATTGTTCGCACCGATGAACCGCACGTTGCGGAACGAGACATTTTTGACGGGCGTGACTTTCGCAATCGCTGCGCTGTCTGCCGTGTTGAAAGCCAGATGCACAGGCTCATAGAGCGAAAGCTGTGTTCCGCTATCGACTGACTTTACGCGGCCATACTGTCCGTAAACGACGCCCTGCGCCACATCCCAGACTTTGGTGGATGTCAGGAAAACCAGATCATCAATAGCAAAGGATGCTGTGCTGCCAACCGTTACAATCGAACTATCAACGGCGGTGTTGGATGTCAGAGGCACAGACGACCCGATAGAGCCAGTCACATTAAACCCCCGATCAATTCCGCCAGCGTCAGGCTGTGCAGAGAAATCAAAAGTGGCGTTTTGAATGCTGGTGTCAGACGCCATGCCAGTGATCGTGGCTGTAACCTTGTAGGTCAAGCCAGAGCCATCAATTGTCTGGCCAGCCGAAGCTGACACAGCAGCTTGAATAGCGGCAGTGTCATCCGCCACGCCATCACCGACAGCGCCGAAATCCTTGAACGACACCCGATCCTGAAGCCGAGAGGTCAGCACGCGATTGACCGCGCCAGCCGAGCCTTCGTTGTAGGTCATCTGGTCAGTGTTCGTCGCCGCAGTGCCAGGCACAATGCCGTAGCCCACCGGGCTGTAGATCACCAGTTCGTTGAGCTTGTTTCGCACCGTCACAGAAAACTGGCTGTCGGCATAGATCAGCGCCGCCGTGCCGTTACGCGACGGATAGCCGTTGATCGTGCGGATCGGCTGGGCCGCAGGCTGCGTCAGCGCGCTGTCGTAATACACCTGGATCGGGTTGGTTTCCGGGTTCAGGTTGGCCGTGCCAAAATACAAATAGCCCGCGTCAAGCGGATCGCCGTTCTTGTCGGTGAAGATCGGATAGGGCGGGGCGAGTTGCGTCAGCGGCATTGGGCATCCTTTCGCGTGATTTTTACCACGAAATGCGGGGGCTTGGATAGGGTCATTGCGGGGCTGCCTGAGGCTGCTCTTCAGCCGCCTTCTCGGCGCGCAGGGCCACCGTTAGCTGCTTGATGAGTTCCTGCTCCTGCTGGCTGCCTTTGGCGACCTGCGGCAGTTTCAACAGGATGTTGCGGACAGGCGCGCTTT